CATCTATCGGGGATGCTGTATTTAACAATAACGGGAACAACTGGCTTACTGTCAAAGACGGAGTTCCTTCTAATACCATGCGCATCGACAACACAGGTAATGTAGGTATCGGCAAGACCAACCCTGCTACTGCCCTCGACGTAAATGGCACAGTCTCAGCCACAGCTTTCGCAGGGGATGGCTCTGGACTGACAAACGTCTCAGCGTCTACAACCTATGGCGCAGTTGGGACTTATGGGCTTTTCTACAGAGCAAGTGCAGGGCAAAACGCCCCCGCAACCACTACTGCGGGCAGCAATCTAGTTCCTGCAAACACTTACACGCACAGCACAACTTGGGGGGGTTACAGCGGGTCTGGTTCTCCTTCGGGAACTTGGCGGTTAATGGGGCAGACAGGCTATTATAACAACACTCTAACACTTTCTCGGTTGGATCTGTACACCTCAGTGTATGTAAGGATATCATAATGACTATTGCAATCACAGACGTCCGTAATGCAGCATCACTTCAATCTGACAACCTTCGTATGGATGTAGAGATTAATCACCCTGTCCACGGATGGATAACATACACAGTAGACCCTGCGGACACTGACACGACCATCGACAACGATGCGGTCATGGCTTTAGTTGGTACTACCTTCACAGCATACGTTCCGCCCACACAGGAAGAACTAGACGCCCAAGCTGCGGCACAGGTTCGTGGAGAACGTGACCAACGCCTTATCTCAGAGGTTGACCCTATTGTAACTAACCCCCTGCGTTGGGCAGACCTTACCGCAGCCGAGCAAGCTGAGTGGACACAGTATCGCACTGACCTTCTCAACATTACAGATCAAGCTGGCTTCCCTGTCACGCACACTTGGCCCACTAAACCTTAATGGCTTCTATAGAAGAAATCAAAGATGCTGCCGAACGTAGTTTAATTACGTTTATTAAATTAGTAGCACCTCAACGTGTACTAGGTAACTGTCACGAGGACGTCTGTAAGTGGTGGACAAGGCAAGAATCTAAAACCCACCAGCTTCTCTTGTTTCCACGGGACCACGGTAAGTCAGCTATGGTTGCCTACAGGGTTGCTTGGGAGTTAACTAAGAACCCTACACTACGTGTGTTGTACATCTCAGCTACATCTAACCTGGCTCAGAAACAGCTATCGTTTATCAAGAACATCTTTGAGTCAGACATTCATCAGAAGTACTGGCCTCAACACTTAAACAAGGACGAGAGTAAACGTGAAAAATGGACTACATCAGAGATTGCTCTTGATCACCCAGACCGTAAGAAAGAAGCTATCCGTGACCCTTCGATCTTTACTGGTGGCCTTACTACTTCACTTACAGGTATGCACTGTGACATTGCCGTACTGGACGATGTTGTTGTTTTCGAGAATGCTTACACGAATGAAGGCCGTAATAAAGTTAAGTCGCAATACTCTCTCCTCTCTTCTATCGAAGGTAGTGAAGCAAGAGAGTGGGTCGTAGGTACACGGTATCACCCTAAAGACTTGTACTCAGATTTGATGGGTATGGAAGAGGACTTGTACTCAGACAAAGATGAACTTGTAGGTAAAGCTAACATCTACGAAGTTATGGAAAGAGCAGTAGAGGCTGGCGGGGATGGTACAGGAGATTTCTTGTGGCCTCGTCAAACTCGTAGTGATGGTAAGCTCTTTGGTTTTGATATTAAAATCTTAGCTAAGAAACGTGGACAGTACCTAGACCGTGTTCAGTTTCGTGCTCAGTACTACAACGATCCTACGGACCCTGACAGTCAACCTATAGCCTACGACAGATTTCAGTACTACGATAAGAAACATCTTGTTAGAGAATCAGGACAATGGCTATACAAAGGTAACAAATTAAATGTTAGTGCAGCTGTGGACTTCGCATACTCTGTCAGTAAACGTGCAGACTACACAGCCGTTATTGTCATCGGAGTTGATTCTGAAAATAATGTTTATGTTTTAGACATTGATCGTTTTAAAACAGATAAGATTTCTGAGTACTTTAAACACATCTTAGACTTACTAAACCGTTGGGATTTTAGAAAGCTACGGGCTGAATGTACTGCTGCTCAGTCAGCTATTGTTTCAGAACTTAAAGATAACTACATAAAACCTAACGGTCTTGCTTTAAAGATTGATGAGTACAGACCTAACAGACACCAAGGTTCTAAGGAAGAACGTATCGCAGCTATCCTTGAACCTCGTTACGACAACCTTCAGATGTTCCATTATCGTGGTGGTAACTGTCAGGTCTTAGAAGAAGAGTTAGTATCCTATAATCCCGCACACGATGACTGTAAAGACTGTCTAGCAGCTGCTGTAGAAGTAGCAGTCAAGCCTAGTAGTTCACTTAGAAGACAAAGAAATCAAGATAATAATGTAGTATTTCACCCTAAATTTGGTGGTGTTGCATTTTAACCCTTGACAAAGAAACTAAAATGTTATATTATTACAACATAAGCTATGACTAGGAGTCACAATGGCTGGTACGACTATTGACATTGAAGGCGTTATTGATCCTCACACCCTAGCCGTGGATATCTCTAGCCGTTGGTCTTCTTGGAACAATGCCCGTTCTGAGAAAGTAAAAGAGTGGAAAGAGCTACGCAACTACGTGTACGCCACAGATACTCGAACTACGAGCAACAACAAGTTGCCGTGGTCTAACTCAACCACTACACCTAAACTTACACAGATTGCTGACAACCTTCACGCAAACTACTTTTCTGCTTTGTTTCCCCAGAAAAGATGGTTTCGTTTTGAAGCTACTGATGCTGCTGGTGATGTTAAAATTAAACGTGATATCATCCAGGCGTACATGCAGAACAAACTACGTCAGTCTGACTTTGTTAACACAACAAGTAAACTTATCAATGACTACATTCAATACGGGAACTGTTTTGCTACGGTAGACTATCAACGTAAGATCACAGAGTTTGAAGATGGTGAACGTATAGTAAACTATGTTGGTCCTAAACTTGTTCGTATCTCTCCTTACGATATTTGCTTTAACCCAATAGCTGCTGAGTTTGCTGATACTCCTAAGATCATTCGTTCCATCCTTACCTTGGGTGAAGTACAACGTATGGTCGAAACATCACCAGATAAAACTTACATGGAAGGCGTCTTTAATAAGATGCTTGGTAACCGTGGTGCAGCTAAGGGTAACGAGATTGATGTGAACAAGTCTGAGGGCTTTGTAGCTGATGGTTTCTCTAACCTGACTGACTACTACGAATCAGACTATGTAGAAATCCTTACCTTCTATGGTGACATCTACGATACAGACACTGGTAAGTTTATGAATAACCGTGTCATTACTATCGTAGATCGTTCTTATGTTCTAGCTAACGAAGAAAACCCTAGCTTCCTTGGCCGTGATCCTATCTTCCACGTAGGTTGGAGAGATCGTCCTGACAACTTGTACAGCATGGGGCCGCTAGACAACCTCGTTGGTATGCAGTACCGCATCGACCACCTCGAAAACCTGAAGGCTGATGTCTTTGATCAGATTGCTTACCCTGTCTTAAAGATTAGAGGCGATGTAGAAGACTTCGACTTTGAGCCTAATGCTCGTATTTATCTAGGTGATGAAGGTGACGTAGGCTACCTTGTACCTGATGCTACTGCTCTTAATGCTGACTTCCAGATTCAAAACCTAGAAGCTAAGATGGAGATGATGGCTGGTGCTCCTCGTGAGGCTATGGGTATCCGTAGTGCTGGTGAGAAGACAGCCTTTGAAGTTAACCAGTTGATGACTGCTGCTGGTCGTATCTTCCAACACAAGACTGCCCACTTTGAACGTGTGTTCCTTGAACCTATCCTGAACGCAATGCTTGAAGTAGCTCGTCGTAACATGGACTACGAAGACACAGCTAAGGTCTTGAACGAGGACACAGGCCTGTACTTCTTCACACAGATCACTCGTGATGATCTACGTTCAAATGGTAAGATTATACCAATGGGTGCTCGTCACTTTGCTGAACGTGCTCAACGTGTACAGACCCTCACTACTATGTTCCAGATCAAAGCATCTGATCCTTCTGTTGCTTCTCACTTGTCAGGTAAAGAGTTTGCTCGTTTGTTAGCAGATGAACTAGGTGAACCAGCCTTGTTTGGTGAGAACATTGCAGTAGCCGAACAGCTTGAAACTCAAAAGGTCGTCACAGACGCACAGGTCGAGTTTGAGGCAGAGCAAGAAGAGATGGCAGAGCAGGGTATGCAAGAACTCCAAGCAGCCCCTGAGCAAGCTACTGAGGAAGCTCTTGAGGAAGTTACTGAGGAACCTGTAGAATGAAAACTGCTTGGTTCAAAGACTGTAAAACCAAGAAAGAAAAAGAGGCAGTAAACCAGGTTCTCCAATCTAATAGAGAAAGCCTAGACCGTCTTAAAGAAATCCTAGAGCCAATGCTAAAGGATACTACCCCTGCCGCAGACTATGACTCACCCTCGTGGGCATATAAGCAAGCAGATCGTAACGGGTTCAATCGAGCAGTGACCACTGTGTTGGACCTTATTAACTTAGACAAGGATTAACAATGAGTGTATTTTCTGAGGAGCAGGTGACCCCCGCAACACAGAGTGAACAAGAAACATCTTTTGAAGGGGTGACCACTCCTTCTATTGTAGGTGATCTTGTAGGAGAAGGTCGTAAGTTCAACGATGTCGAAGCACTAGCAAAGGGAAAGCTTGAAGCAGACAAGTTCATCGAACAGATGAAACAAGAGAATGCTACACTAAAGGCTGACCTAGAGAAGACTGCTTATCGACTTGGTGTGAATGACCACCTGAAAGAAATGGCCTCGGACTCCACCTCCGAACTTTCAGGCTCTAATAATAATAACGGTGGCACGTCGAATCAAGCTAACACCCAGCCAACTTCGAGTGAAGCAAACATTGAGAGCCTAGTTGAACAGACCCTGATGAAGCGAGAGCAACAAAGTGTTACTAAGAATAACATTGCTATCGTAGAAGCAGAACTTGAAAAGACCTACGGTACAGAAGCTTCTGCTACAGTACAGCAAAAGGCTGCTGAACTAGGGTTATCACTATCGGAACTACAGGGTATGGCTTCTAAGTCACCTACTGCTTTCATGCAGTTGCTTGGACAACCAGCACCTAGACGTTCTCCAGTGATTCAAGGGAGCATTCGTACTGAAGGTTCTACAATGCAAGCATCCTCTGAAAAAGACTTTGGCTACTATCAAAATCTTCGAAGAGAAAACTCTTCACTTTACTACAAACCTTCTACCCAACGAGCGATGATGGCTGATGCTGATCGCTTGGGTGGTTCATTCTACAAATAAAGGAATACTAAAATGGCTGGTAATACAGTAGCAACCCTAGCACTTGCTAAACGTGCAGAAGTTTGGTCCGCCGAACTTAAAGAAATCTTGCGTGACGAACTGCAAGGTATGAAATATGTTGACTGGTTGAGTGATTTTCCAGATGGCGATACATTTAAAATCCCATCCTTGGGTGACGCAACAGTTGCAGACTACGTTGAAGATGCAGCAGTATCTTACACTGCGATTGACGACGCACAGTTCACCTTCACTATCACTGACTACCTTCAGTCAAGCAACTACATCACTAACAAAGCGATGCAGGATGTCTATTACTCCAACCAGATCATGTCTCAGTTTGTTCCACTTCAAGAACGTGCTTTGATGGAACGTCTGGAAACAGACATTATGAAGTTGGCTCAGGCTGGTCAAACAGCTGCTAACCCTAACACCATTAACGGTGTTGCTCACCGTATGATTGGTTCAGGTACTGGTGGTGTAATTGCAGTTGAAGACTTCGCAAAAGCTCTTCGTGCATTGAAAACTGGTAAAGTACCACAGAAGAACCTCGTGGCTATCGTTGATCCGTCTGTTGAATTTGAGATGAACACCCTCTCAAACATCACGAACGTATCTAACAACCCACGTTGGGAAGGTATCGTAAATTCTGGTATCGCTTCTGGTATGACCTTTGTTGCTAACATCTATGGTTTTGATGTCTATACATCTAACTACCTTGCAACAAAAGCTTCAGAGACTATCAGTACTGTTGCTGCTCCTGCTAACGCAATCAACAACATTTTCTTCTCAGCTGAGCAGTCTGTGTTGCCTTTCGTTGGTGCATGGCGTCAGATGCCTGAAGTGGACACAGAGTACAACAAAGACTACCAGCGTACAGAGTTTGTTACTACTGCACGTTATGGTATGAAATTGTACCGTCCAGAGAACATGGTTTCTGTTCTTACAAAGCCAATGGCTTAATCTAAAATACAACGGGAGGGGAGAAATCTCCTCCTGTTACCACTTTTAACTTGACAACTATTACACCTGTGTGTATAATAGTCTTAACAAGTCTCCCCAGTAAGGACTAATTGATATGGCTAACGTAGAACATTCAGTACTAACAGGTAGTGCATTGCACGAACCTAAGGGTGTTGCCACTGCTGGTGCAGGGGCTGTGTACTTGGCTACTGGAGGAGGCAGTGGGACATGGGTAAGTAGTCATTCTTACGCTTCGTTAGGTATGGACGGGGGTTCACAAAGTCTTACTAATTCACAAAGTTTTGTTACAATTACACCAAGTGGGCTAGAGCTTTCTGGTTTTACTCACTTAACTAGCCCAAATTTTCGTGTAAGGTATGACGGTGTTCCTGGTTTAACTACACAGATACACTTCAATTCTACTGTAACTGCTTTTACAGGTGGAGGAGGTTCTACTCTAAACGCTACTTGGATTATGTATAAGAACGGCGTAGCAATCCCAGGTGCAAAGACTACTATCAACGAACTGGGTTCTGTACACTTGCAAGCCCTAATTACTCTTGCTACAAATGATTACATTGAGATTAAGGGATCAAATAGCGGTGGCTCAACAACAGCTACCTTTGCAGCCCTTCAGCTATCTATCCTCGGAATGAGTAAATAACATGAAAATGACTCTCCTCGAAATGGTGCAAAACATCTTGTCCGATATGGATTCGGAGGAGGTAAATAGTATTTCAGATTCTAACGAGGCTGAACAGATTTCAAAGGTTATTGAGAATACTTACTTTAATCTGATATCTACTCGGTTTATTCCAGAACATGCCCAAGTTATTAAACTTACTTCTTTTTCCAGTTCTGCCAGACCTACCCACTTTTCGTTTCCTACTCGTGTAAAGAACATTGAGTTTTTAGACTACAACATTTCTGAGGCTGTCGGAGGTGTTGACTACAAAAGGTTGATCTACCTAGAACCAGATGATTTCTTTAGCTTGTCAGATAGTAGAAATAGTCTTTCTGATAATATAAAACAAGTTGAAGATGTTCAAGCAGACAGTACTCTTCTTATCCGTAACGATGTAATGCCTAGTTACTACACATCTTTTGATGACGAGAATGTTGTACTAGACTCTTATAAGTCTACAGTAGAAGCAACCTTAGCAAGTGCTAAGACCCGTTCTTATGGTGTTAAAATCCCAACCTTTAGTTCTGCCACCGATACATTCGTACCAGACATTGATGATGTAATGTTTCCTTTTCTCCTAAGTGAATCTAAGTCTACTGCCATGTCCTTGTTTAAGGCTGGTACAGATTTTAAAACTGAACAGGCTGCTCGTAAACAAAAAGTCTCTGTACAAAATGACCTGCACAAACTAAACGTGGGAAGGCCAAAGAACAATTATGGAAGACGTTAAGATAGTCAAAAGTGAAGACGGTCAAAAGATTAAAGTATATAGTGATAAGACAGAAAAGGCCTTAGTAGTTTACAAACCTCAAGATGGTTTTAAGTTCTACTCAGTTAAATACGAAAACGGAGCACAAGTTCCTAGTGAGTTAAACGGGCAGTGGACAGGAATTGAAGGAGCTTTAAAGGCTGTAACTTCACACTTAGTACTCAAGAAACCCACCCCTCGTAAAACAGTAAACGACAGAAGTAAAGCTCGGATGGCTGAAAAGGAATTACTAAATGCCCCAAAGTCTAACCCAGAAAACGGTTAACACTTTTGTTAAAGGTCTTATCACTGAGGCTTCTGAACTTACGTTTCCTGAGAACGCATCTGTAGATGAGCTAAACTGCTCTTTACAACTAGACGGTACTCGCAAGCGGCGTACAGCTGTTGAGTTTGAGGCTAATGCTATCACTGACGGATCAGTAATCCCACAAGGCGGTTTGTTTCAAACGGTTTCTTGGGAAAACGTAGCAGGTAACATTCACTTAGAGTTTCTTGTAGTACAAAACGGAAGTGAAATTAGCTTTTACGAGAAGGCTTTAGTTCCCTTATCTGCTCAAAAAGTTAGCAATGCTTCGGTTAGTCTAAACACTTTTTCTGCTAATAATAATATTTCACCATCTGAACAACGTATCCAAGTAACCTCTTTAAATGGTATCTTAGTTGTTGCGTCTCCAGCCATTAACACCTTTTTCATTGAGTATGATTCAGAAGCTGTCGGTAATAAGATTACAGCAACGGCTATCGCTTTTAAGGAAAGAGATTTTGAATGGCAAGGAAGTGTTACTGAGGTACAGGAAGAGTACTCTTCAGATGAGTTAACTTCTACTGTTTCGATTGAAAGAAAGTACGATACTGAAAACTCAGGTTGGGTAGGCGCAAAGGGTTCTTCTGCTTTATCAAGTTACAACTCTTCTACGAGTTCATACCCTGCTCTTACTCATGCTTGGTTTTCAGGTAAAAACTCTTCGGGAGACTTCAGTGTTGCTAATTGGCAAGACCTTTTTACTGGGTCATCCTTAGTAGCCAATGGTCACTTCGTTGTAGATGTCTTTAACAAGGCTCGTACTTTCTTATCTACTGAAGTTGAGACAGGAAGATTTCGTTCTGTTGCAGCTTTCTCAGGTAGAGTTTTCTATGCTGGTATCGACTCAGCTAAAAACGGTGGTAAGATTTATTTCTCTAGGCTTACGGAAGGTGTAAGAGACTTAGGTAACTGTTACCAAATCCACGACCCTACATCTGAAATTATTTCTGATTTATTAGATACAGACGGTGGCTATGTAAACATCCCTGACGCACACAACATTGTAAAGGTACAAGTCTTCGGTTCTTCTTTGTTAGTGTTTGCTGAGAACGGGGTCTGGGCTATATCGGGTGTTGACAACGTCTTTCGTGCTACAGAGTTTTCGGTTTCCCGTCTAACAGATGTAGGTCTAATCAATGAAAATACTTTTGTTGTTGCTGGTGGCACACCTATCTGGTGGGGTAAGACAGGTATCTACGCTATTCAAGCAGGTAAGTCTGGTACTTCCCTAGAAGCAACTAACCTATCTATTCAAACTATTCAAACCTTTTGGAAAAGTATTCCGAGTGAAAAGAAGGCGCAAGCCTTTGTGCAGTATGACGAAATTAACCAACGTGTTTACTGGTTCTACCCTGACAAAGATGAAAGCACCGACTACAAGTATAACAACATCTTAGTTCTTGACTTGAATCTTCAGGCCTTCTACCCCTGGAAAATAACTGACGGAACACAAGGTCACTACGTTGTTGGTTCTTCTTACTTTAAAGGTTTAGGAGCTTCTTCGTCAGAGGAGCAAGTAGTAAACGGAGTAGACACCATTGTTAATGGGTCTGACACTGTAAAAGCTACTCTGTTCAGGGACTTCCGACAAGGTCAAGTAGAGCTAAAACTTCTTGT